ATGAAAAGCGCATTTCAAAAAAGCAACGGCGACATGGTTCAATTTGTCAATTTCAACCCCTATCATGATAGATTTGGCCGCTTCACGTCGGCCAGCAGCGCGGCCAGCTTTACCTATTCCCCAGGCAAGAGCAAGGCCCACGACAAGGCGATTGCGCGGGCTAAAGATAAGCACAAAGCAGAGGGGAAACGCAAAAAGAAAAAGCTATCGCCGGATGAACGCTGGGAGCAGCGCAACACCAAGCAACAGGAACGCCGCCGCCAGCGCCGCATAGATCGGGAACGAGAGGCGGGCCAGATTTCGTTATTTTAACCAACCACAGAAAGGGGCAGCGAATTGAACGCATTTCAACAGCTGATTTGCAAGCTGAAAGTTTCATGCCACGACCTCCAGACCCTACACAGGCACCTGGCGGCGGCGCGGGCGGCGGTGTCCGCCCTGGGGCTGGACGGAGTGCGGGCGGGGCAGATGCTGATGATGGACGTGCCCAACCTGGGGGATATCCACCTGTTCGGCCCGGTGCTGCTGGAGAAGGTGACCCATACCTATGAACATGACACCCACACCATGGACTTCGAGGTGCGGGAGCTGGGGGTGTAGCCGTTGGATCTGATTGATACCCTGCACGGGATTGTGGAGGGCTCTATGGGGGCCTACGGCCTGTCCGACCTGGTACTGGGGACGGTGACAAGCGTAAAGCCGCTGGAGGTCACCCTCCGGGAGTCCATGGCCCCGCTGCCCCAGGAGGTGCTGTGGCGCACCGCCGCCGTGGTGGAAAAAAAGATCCCCGTGCTGGAGCATGAACATATCACGGCGGGTTTCCGGCACGGGCACACGGTGTCCGGCCTGGGCCACAGCCACGGGGTGTCGGGCTTGAGCCACACCCACACGGCGGCGGAGGGCCCCACCGGCAGCGCCCTGGGCGGTTCCTTCCAGGCCGGGGAAGGGCTGGAGGGGACATACCCCACGGCGGAGGCCCTGCTGCCCGACGCCTATACCTCCGATGAGCGGCTGGGGCATATCGTCTGCTATGAGGACGGGAAGCCCCTGCCGGTGGAGGACGGGTACATCGTTCTGAACCGGGGGCTGGCGGCGGGGGACAAGGTGCTGCTGCTCCGGGTGATGCGGGGTCAGCAGTTTGTCATCCTGTCCCGGATTTTTGAGAGGGGGACGCCCAATGGCGACGCTGCCGCAGTCTGACATTGACCTGAGCCGGGGCGTGGTGTTCCAGGACCAGCCCTCCCTCACCTGGATCGCCGACCCGGTGACCCGCCGCCTGCGGGGCCGGGGGGACGGCTACGAGGCCGTGCGGCAGGCGGTGGAGATCACCGTCAGCGTGGAGCGGTTCCGCTGGCAGATCTACTCCCCCAATTTCGGCGTCGAGCTGGACGGCCTGCTGGGCGCGGACCCGGGCTTCGCGGCCTCCGAGCTGCGGCGCAGGCTGGAGGACGCCTTTGTGCCGGACAGCCGGATTCTGGGGATTTCGGCGTTTTCCTATGACTTTCGGGAGGGGACGCTCACCGCCGCCGTCACGGTGGACACCGTGTTCGGCCCGGTAAACGCCAATGTGGAGGTGAGTCAGTCATGCTGGATCTGACCGGGAAAACCTACCGCGCCCTGCTGGCGGCCATGCTGGCCCGGGTGCCCGATTCCCTGGACAAGCGGGAGGGCTCCATGATCCAGACCGCCCTGGGGGCGGGGGGCTACGCCCTGGAGGACTTCTATCTGGAGCTGGACAAGGTGCAGCGGGGCGGGGCCATCCAGACCGCCGTGGGGGAGGATCTGGACCACCTGGCGGTGCTGGCCAATGTGGAGCGCTACCCCGCCTCCCCGGCGGTGCGGCTGGGGGTGTTCAGCCTGGACGAGATCCCCGCCGGGGCCCGGTTCTCCACCATCGACGGCGGGGACAGCGTCAACTTTACCGCCGCCGGGCGGGTGGGGCCGGGGCAGTACCGGATGGTCTGCGAGACGCCGGGGGAGATCGGCAACCGCTACACCGGGCCTATCCTCCCCATCACGGTGATCCCCGGGCTGGGCAGTGCCGAAATCGCGGACATCCTAGTGCCCGGGGACGACGCCGAGGAGGATGAAGAACTGCGCCAGCGGGCCATCTCCGCCCTGCGGGAGCGGCCCTTCGGCGGCAACGTGGCCGACTACAAGCGGGTGGTGCGGGCCATGGACGGCGTGGGCGACCTCCAGATCTACCCCACCTGGAAGGGCGGGGGGACGGTGAAGCTGTCCCTGATGGGGGCGGACTGGATGCCCGCCTCCCCGGAGCTGGTGGCGGCGGTGCAGGCGGCGGTGGACCCGCCCCCTTACCAGGGACTGGGCTACGGCACCGCCCCCATCGGGGCCACGGTGACGGTCGCCGCCCCGGAGGCGGTGGCGGTGGACGTGTCCGCCGTCCTCACCCTGCGGGCGGGGTACGCGGTGGAGCAGATGCAGCCCCTGGTGGAGTCCGCCGTGGGGGACTACCTGCTGTCCATCCGAAAGACGTGGGCGGAGCCGGACGCGGACAGGCTGACCAGCTATTCCTGCTGGGTGTACCTGGCCCGGGTGGTGTCGGCCATTTTGTCCGTCCCCGGTGTGGTGAACGCCGTGGCGGTGACGCTGAACGGAGACGCGGCGGATCTCCAGCTCATTGAGACAGGGGAGCTTCAGCAGGCCCCCGTCCTGGGGGAGGTGGCCCTTCGTGCCGGAGACTGATCTGTGCCAATACTGGCCCCCCTGGTTCCGGGAGATTCTGGACTTCCAGGCCCTGTGCCGGACGGAGGGGGAGGAGCTGCGGGTGCTGGCCGCCTTTATGGACCGCATCCACCGTAACCTCTTTGTGCAGACCATGGACGAGGGCACCGCCGCGGCGTGGGAGGCCATCTTCCGCATTGTCCCCAACCCGGTGACGGAGACGCTGGCCTTCCGCCGGGACCGGATTCTCAACCGGCTGTCCATGCGGCCGCCCTTCACCCTGCCCTTCCTGTACCAGCGGCTGGACGCGCTCTTTGGGCCGGGGAACTGGGAGGTGGAGGTGGACTATCCCGGCTACACCCTGTACATTGAGGCGGCGGTGGAGGATCAGCAGTATTTCTCCGAGATGTCTGTCACCATGGAGCTGATCAAGCCCTGCCATATCGTCTATATCAGCCGGCCCCGGGTGGCGGCGGCCTTCCGGGTGGCGGAGGTTATCCGCCGGACTGTGGGCGATTACAACTATACGCTTGGCGGCTGGGCCCTGGGCCGGCTGCCGTTCTTCAGCGGGAGAGAGGAGGAGGTCGTCAAGATGGCGGCACAGCCCAGTATACAGCAGGCGTTTCTGGATCAGGCCGCCGGCTTTGTGGCGGATGATATCAAGTCGGTGCGGGTCAATGGGGAGATTGTCATCACCGCCCTTTCCAAGTCCACCGTGGGCAATGTGGCCAGCGTGGGCTACCGGGTGCTCCGGGAGCAGACGCAGGAGGTAACCCTGATCGAGCTGCTGGATCGAGCGGGGACGGCGCTGACCACCAGCGCGGTTCAGGTTCCGATTGTGGAGGAGGCGGTTGCCTTCCGCCATGCATTTATTGTGAAGGAGGGAGATTGATATGGCAGACAGGCCGCTGCCCACTCCGCTGCCCGCGGATCTGCCGGAGGACTGGACGTCCGGACAGATTGTGGCCCCGGACGGGGCCGATGTGGGGCTGTCGGAGCAGCATGGGTATAATTACCTCATGGGACAGGTAAACGCCGCCCAGAGAGCCTTGAACACCATCAACGAGGGCTTTGACGGCATCTCCGGCAAGCGCACCTGCCGCTTTGTTATTGGCACATCCACCGCCGGGTGGACGCAGGCGGACTGTGATTATTTGTGTGATGGGACCGATGACCAGGTAGAATTGATCGCGGCACTCAATGCGCTTATTGAACTTGGCGGCGGAGAAATTGCGATGTTAGACGGGGAATACAATCTGGCAAGCTCGGATTTTCTTATCAAAGAGGACGTTAAGGATATCTCTATTGCCGGAAGTCCTGGTTCCACGATTTTGAAGCTGGCCGGATCTTTTTCCATGCGCGATTATAAAAGTAGCTGCATCATACGTTTTTATGGGCTTACATTTATATCAGCAGATTCATTGCCGATTCTGAGCGCACTTGGTGTTTGTTTCGACATTCAAAGCTGTGTATTTATGAATGTCAGGGTTATGTATAGTTCCATCTCCTCCTATAGCACCAGTTTCAGATTTCAAAATAATCAGGTGGAGCTTGATCTCGATCCCGTCGACTCAATCACTTCCTCCGTGGACTTAGTACAGGTAACTGACTATAGTGCGCAGAGTACCGATTGCATCTGTATTTCTGGAAACTTTTTCAAAGTTGATGTGCCGTCTCCTTATCCGTCTCTCATCAATGAAATTATCTATACAGATGTCGTATATAACGCTGTAATCATTGAGAATAACGTGGTGATGTGTACAGACCATACTTGGAGTATTATCTGCCGCGGGGAAATGGTGCTGGCAAATAATGAAATCAGCGGAGTAGATCTTATGCTTGGAGCCGCAGGAACGGTATCAGGTAACAAAATTGAGAATGGCAACATTATTGCAGAACGTTTCGTTACAGTGGATAGATCGGCAGCACCGTTGCTCTCCATAGTTGGAAACCAGATAACAAATGCCCCGGTTCGTTCCGCTGGCCCTGTTATGATTACTGGAAACTCATTCCTGAACGGCACTGAGAAACCAGCAATCACTGTGGACAAATATGCACCCAATGCCAAGCCAGATCTGAGTCCTGCCATAGTTGGCAACTTTATCGCAGGTGGCCAAATTGGCATCCATCTGCTCGATGGGGCGCACACCACAGCCGATCCGGATGTATCTCATGCCATCATCAGTAGCAACCGGATCCACGGCTGTGAAACGCCGATTCAGATCGATGCCAGCTGGAGCAGCTGTATGATAACAGACAACCTGTTTGAAGGCAGCATCGTCAACAATGGCACAGGCAACATTATCCGCCTGAACAGCGATGATCCCGGCGGAGGCGGCAGCACCTCCGGCGTGACCAGCTTCAAGGGGCGCACCGGCATCGTGACGCCCCAGGCCGGGGACTACACGGCGGCGATGGTGGGCGCGCGGCCTGACACGTGGATGCCCACCGCCGCTGATGTGGGCGCGGTGACAGCAGAGCAGTTGAATGCCGCAATCCGGGCGGCGGTGCTGGACAGCTGGGAGGGGAGCTACTGATGAGCACGCAGGAGGTGAAGCTGAAGGCCATCGCGGACGCTATCCGGGAGAAGGATGGAACCGCCGAGCCCATTCCCGCCGCTGACTTTCCTGACCGCATACGGGCCATCTCCACGGCCCCGGAGGGCCTGCATACGATTACCGTGGAGGCAAGCGACCCGGACGGCGGGACGGTATCCGGCGGCGGGGTGGCCTCTGGCGGAATGGTGCTGACTGTAGAAGCGGTAACGGCAAGCGGCTACAATTTCAGCGGCTGGCAGGAGGGCGGCGCGACCATTTCCACTGCTAATCCGTACACCTTCGCCGTGACGGCAGGCAGGGTGCTTACAGCGGTATTTGAGGAAAAACCGGCATATACGCTGGGGAAAGACTGGTGGGAGGCGGAATATTCGGCCGCATCCTACGGTTTCTACTGCGTGGCCTATGGCAACGGGAAGTTTGTTGCATTGAGCCACGATAAAGCCTATTACAGCACAGACGGGGTTAGCTGGTCTACATCCTCCCTTCCGGCTTCTACCAGTTGGGGTACATTGACATTCGGAAATGGGACATTTGTAGCAGTCGGTGGTAACGGCATATCTAACAACTATGTGATATATAGCGCAGATGGGGTAACTTGGACAAAAACAACCGTTCCGTTCAACTATTACTGGCAGGACATTGCGTTTGGCAACGGAAGGTTCGTTGCGGTTGGGTACTATAATACCTCTCCAAATAATGCAGACAACAAGAAGGCTGCTACGAGTGTAGATGGAAGCTATTGGTCGCAGATAGCCTTGAGAGACCCATCCCGCTGGAACGGGATAGCCTATGGCAACAGCAAATTTGTCATGGTCGGTATGTATGGACGTGTGCTCTACAGCACAACCGGGTTAAGCAGCTCTTGGACAAGTGCCAATTTGCCTACCACCAATGATTGGATTGACGTGGCTTATGGCAATGGAAAGTTTGTTGCAGTGTCATATGGAGAAAATGCGGCTCATAGCAGTGACGGCATAACCTGGACGGCATCAGCACTCCCGGAATCAGCCAGATGGGAGAGTGTCGCCTATGGAGAAGGGATATACGTTGCGGTGCAGGCTCCAGCAACAAGTACTACCACCACAAATGCCGCTTACAGCTCAGATGGAGAGACATGGACGGCAACGAATCTGCCCGTTTCCGGCAAATGGACAGGCATAGCTTATGGCGATGGAAAATTTGTCGCCGTGTCCAGGGAAGGGAAGATAGTCTACAGCAGTGCACTTGGCCCGTAAAGTAAGGGGGTGTCCGCTATGCCAAACTCCCATCGGCCTGAATTACGGGAAGTCTGCACAACACCGCAGTGTAAAAGGAAAACCCTTCGGCGCAAAATCCTGCGGTATCCATTCCGCAAAAAAATCGCCCCATAAGGGGCGGCGCAATCCACAGCATTTGACAAAACGCGGCGCACAATGGTATACTGGCCATTAGAAGGACGCTGTTACATAAAGGCGGTTAGCTCACCGTTTGAACCCCTGCGCAAGCTGTTACATAAAGGCGGTTAGCTCACCGTTTGAACCCCTGCTCAAATCCCAACGGGGGGAGGTGATGCTGATGGGACGTGGACGCTGGACGCAAGTCCTGCGGTACATTGTGTGGGCCATTGTTGCGTTTGCGCTGATGGCCGCCACAGCCCAGAAAGCGTGTTGACCGCCCGGATAGCCCCCGAGCGGTCAACGTCGTTAAGTTGATTGTGATGGGCTGACCGCCGTAGCAGTGCCCTTCTGTTATCATTATACCACGCGCCCCCGTTTTGTCAATGATAAAACGGGGGCTGCTTTTACGCCCCCCACAAAAGAAAGGAGCTCAACATGGACAAAACAATCCACAGCATGAAGGCGGCCATCGCCGCCGCCATCGGCCTGCTCACCGGCTTATGGGGCTGGCTGGGCTGGCTGGCGGCGGGCTGGATCGCCGCCATGGCTCTGGACTACCTCACCGGGTCGCTGGCGGCGGCCAGGGCGGGGGCGTGGTCCAGCGGCAAGGCCCGGGACGGCATCTGGCACAAGTGCGGGATGCTGGTGGTGGTGCTGGTGGCGGCGGGGACGGACCTGCTGCTGGCGGCGGTGCTGGACAACCTGCCCCTGGCGGCGTTTCCGGTGGAGTACGCCGGACTGGTGTGCCCGGTGGTGCTGGTGTGGTACATCGTGACGGAGCTGGGCAGCATGGTGGAAAACGCCGCCGCCATGGGCGCGCCGGTGCCCAAATGGCTGGCCAAGCTGCTGGCCCTGGGCCGGGACGCGGTGGACGGCGCGGGGGACAAGCTCAGCGGGGAGGACGGTGACGGCGTATGACGGCGCAGGAGCGGGTGATCGCCATTGCCCAGGCCCAGGTGGGCTACTTCGGCAAGAAAACCAATGCCCAGCTGGACGACCCCACGGCAAACAAGGGCGGGAAGTTCAACAAATTTGCCCGTGACCTGGACGCCCTGGGGAACTTCTACAACGGGCGGAAAAACGGCTACGACTGGTGCGACGTGTTCGTGGACTGGTGCTTCGTCACCACCTTCGGGCGGACGCTGGGGCAGAAGCTGCTGTGCCAGCCCGACCGCTCCTGCGGGGCAGGGACGGGGTATTCGCTGGGGTACTATAAGGCCAAGGGGCGGCTGTTCTCCGCGCCGGAGCCGGGCGACCAGATCTTTTTCGGGGACGCGAAA